AGTCTACAACAATGTCAGAAAAAGGTGAGATACTTACCGTATATTCTGAATCAAAAAGAATCAAAGCAATTTTAGAGGATTTATTTAAAGAAAAATTAGACATAAATACCAACCTACAAATGTGGGCTAGAGGTATGTGTAAATATGGTGATGATTTTGTTTATTTAAAAGTAGACCCCGAAAAAGGAGTCGTTGGATGTCAACAATTACCGAATATAGAAATTGACAGAATCGAAGGTTCAAGTGCTTCTGGTAAAAATTTAGCACCTGTTCCCCAAGATAGTAAATTACCAACAAGAGAGTTAAGATTTAGTTGGAAGAACAAGGATATGGAATTCCAAGCTTGGGAAATAGCTCATTTTAGAATTTTAGGTGATGATAGAAAGTTACCATATGGTACTTCTATGTTAGACAAGATTAGAAGAATTTGGAAACAACTTTTACTTGCAGAAGACGCGATGTTAATTTATAGAACATCAAGAGCTCCTGAAAGACGTGTATTTAAAGTGTTCGTTGGTAATATGGACGATAAGGATATTGAACCATACGTACAACGTGTAGCAAATAAATTTAAAAGGGACACTGTGGTTGACCAAAAAAATGGTCAAGTGGATATGAGATATAATCAAATGGCGGTAGACCAAGATTATTTCATACCTGTTCGTGACCCCGCTCAAACTAATCCAATTGAAACATTAGCAGGTGCTGCCAATTTAGGTGAAATCGCCGATATTGAGTATATCCAAAAAAAGATGTTAGCCGCTCTTCGTATTCCAAAAGCGTTTTTAGGATTTGAAGAGGTTGTTGGTGATGGTAAGAATTTAGCGTTAATGGATATTCGTTTTGCAAGAACCATTAATAGAATACAGAAATCATTAATCCAAGAATTAAATAAAATAGCATTAATTCATTTATATCTTTTAGGTTTAGAGGACGAATTACATAATTTCAGTTTATCACTAACTAACCCATCATCTCAGTCTGATTTACTTAAGATTGAACAATGGAAAGAAAAGATTACCCTTTATAAAGACGCAACATCTGACCAATCACAACTTGGTATCTTACCTGTTTCACATACTTGGGCTAAGAAGAATATTCTCGGATTTAGTGATAATGAAGTTATACTTGATTTACAACAACAAAGACTTGAAAGAGCTATTGGTGGTGAATTGGCTGCAACTGCAACAATCATTAAACGTTCAGGTGTATTTGATGAGGTGGACGCTAAGTATGGTATTCCTGAAGAAGAAAGAGAGAAATTGGAAGCTGCAGGTGCTGCAGGTGGAGCCGAAGCGGGAGCCGCTCCGGGAATGGATATGGGTGGTGGAGCCGCCCTTGGAGCTGAAGCAGCACCTCCGGGTGGTGAAGCTGCACCATTGAGTGAATCAAGAAAAGAGAAGATATTATCTATGTTGAGTGATAAAGATGAAAAATTGGAGGACCTATTTGACATTAATAAAGCACAACAGAATATTTATGAAATAGAAAATAAATTAAACAACTTACTAAACGACTAACAATGAGTAAATTTGGGGTTTTAAAAACTAAGATATTAAAGAAACTCACAGAATCATATTCAAATCAGAATAAAACTGAGATGAAGGAAATCCTTAAAATGATTAAAGAGAATAAGGATTTTAAAGAGTTATATCTTTTTTACGAAGAAATCGAAAACAAATATTTTGAAGATAAGGACACTGCAAAATTATATGTGGAAGAATTGAATACAATTCTAAAGAACAAATCAAAAAATATATCTGATTTTTGTAATAAATTGAATACGAAATTAAATGACATTGAGATAAACGAAAATGAAGTTTACTCAAGTCTTGATACGTTATTAGAAGAAGACAACTTATCAAATATTGATAAGAAGGTTCTTTCTAAGAAAAAATTAGTCGGTCATTTAACGACTTCTAAACAAACGAACGAAGACTTATCGTCTGATGTTGTTGTAAATGAATCTTTACTGCACGCAGTATTAGTTAATAATTTTAACGTTTTATATTCAAACAATCTAAACGAAGAACAAAAAGAAGAATTAAAAAATATTCTTTCAATGAATCAAGAAGATTTAGATAAGAATATGTCAGAATTAAAAGAAAATGTTTTAGACCAAGTATCCAAGATTTTAACTGAAAATTCAGACCAAGACCTTTCAAAGAAGTTAACACAAGTTCAAGACGAGGTTAACAAAATGACATTTAGTAAAATTAATTATTTCAAACTTAAAGAATTAAAAAATGGTCTTAATTAAGACCATTTTTTATTTTCTCTGAATAGATTGCTTTGAGTTTTTCTTTACGTTTTTTAACGGAGGGTTTTACAAACTCTTCCCTTTCTCTTAATTTTTGGATTTGCTTAATTTTTTGAACTTTTTGTTTGTACGTTCTTAACGCAAACTCAATTCCTCGCTCTCCCTTTACTTCGATTATAATCATTTGTTTTTAATTTATATTTTATAAATATATTTTGGATTTACCAGAATTTTTCATTATATTTTAAATATAACCATAAGATATTATAATATGAACAAAATTAATGAAAACCGGAAAATTTATACCACTGGGACACTATGGTAATGTAAAAATCGGATATGGAACTGTAGATTACAAAAACTTAAAAACCATATATATAAAATTAAATTCTTGGCTTTTACCTGAAACCGATACTAAAGACTTCGATGTCATAATTTCAAAATCACGTAGAGAAATTAAAAACTATATCTATTGTTTGGATAACGACTTATTTAGAAAAGAAAATATAGTCGATTTAGACATTAGAACTAAAGGAATCAAACTCGAAAAGAAGTCATTTATGAATTTAGAGATAACATTATTTGTTAAAAATCATTTTGACATTCGCGATAAAAAAGTAAAGAGTAGAATTAAAGAACTATCCGAACACATCGTTGATACTAATCTAAAAGACAAAAATCTGTTTAATTTCTATAAGAACAAGAAATAAGTTGGGTTATTGATGTATTTATAGTATAAAAACTGTAAATGAAAATTTTAGGTCCTCACGAAACAGGTAAAGGAATCTTAATAGAGTACGACGCCGGACATATATCACCTGAAGAAAACAAGCAAATCATTAAGGAAATGAGAGAACTTGATTTTTCTCAGGACATAGTTTTATACGCTGTTTTACAAAAATACGACACTCCAAATAAGAACGGAAGGATTTATCCTGAAATGTTACTGAAAAGAGAAAACGAAAAATACCAAACGCTCATTAGAAAGGGTGGCGCATTAAACGAATTAAATCACCCATCATCTTCACTTATCGATTTAGATAGGGTTTCCCATTCAATTCTTGAAACTTTTTGGGATGGTAAGATGCTTATGGGTAAAATTAAACTTTTCACTTCACCGGGTTGGAGAAAGATGGGAATTGTTTCCACAAAAGGGGACCAAGCAGCAATGTTAATTATGAACGGAGCTACTTTAGGTATCTCTTCAAGAGGTGTCGGTTCATTAAAGAATGTTAAGGGTCAAAACATAGTACAAGAAGATTTTGAACTTGTTTGTTTTGATTTGGTGTCATCTCCATCTACACCAGGTGCATATGTGTTCCCTGATTTATCTGACAGGGACAAATATCAAGAATCTATTGATGAAAAATCTGATGAAGGTATGAACAAGATGAAGTCATTAATGGGTAAACTAGATAGTTTTTTATCTAAATAATAATTTTTATCCGTTTTGAGATATAAGAAAAGTAATTTTTTCTAAAATCAATGTATTTATAGGATAATAAAACATTTAAAAAATACGATGAGTCAAAAATCTATTTTAGAACAAGCTTTACTTCAAGTACAAACTCTTGAAGAAGCAGTTAAGCAAAATGCAAAGGGTATACTTGCTTCTACAATGAAACAAGAACTAAATGATTTGCTTAAAGAATCAGAAGACGAGGGGAATAATGAATCTCCTGAAGTTGAAGAACAAGATGTACCAGAAATTGGTGATGAAGAAACTCCAACAGATGACGAAGAATCAGACGAAATTGCAGATGAACCTGAATCTGACGAAGAAGGTGAAGATGAAATGGGTACTGATGATGAAGAAGAAATACCTGCGGATGACGAGGAAATGCCTGCTGATGACGAAATGGGCGTTGAAGACGAAATGGGTGCTGATGATGAAGAGGGAGAAGATGTTCTTGATATGACATCGGCTTCTGACGCTGAAGTACTTAAAGTTTTCAGAGCTATGAAGCCTGATGATGGTATTGTCGTTAAAAAAGAAGGTGATAAAATTTCTTTGAATGTTGATGATGAGGAGTACATTATTAAGCTCGGTGACGAAGGAATGGGTCTTAATGAAGATTGGAATGAATCTGAAGGACAATATGATGAGTCTAATGTAGACACATCTATGTTGGAAGATGATGATATCGAACCTTCTGATGAAGACGGAACCGTTTTTGAAATCGAACTTGACGAAGAGGAAAAAGATGTTATTGAGCCTGTTGAAGGTGAAGTTAAAAAGGTTGAAGCAACCGAAGCGGCACGTACAAAAACAAACCGTCACGGAGATAAAAACGACCAAAATCGTACTGGTTTACCGGCTAAAAATGTTTACAAAGCAGGTACAGTAACTAATGAGGAAGTATCAACACTTAAAAAACAAGTTCAAGTTCTTAGAGAAAAGAATGAAGAGTACAAAAAAGCTCTTGTCCTTTTCAAAGAAAAATTGAACGAAGTTGCTACTTTCAACGCAAATTTAGCATTCGCAACCAAATTGTTTACAGAACATTCAACAACTAAACAGGAGAAAATGAATATATTAAAAAGATTTGATTCAGTTTCTACTATAAAAGAGTCCAAAAATCTTTATTCTACAATTAACTCTGAATTAGACAATAAAAAACCAATGACAGAGGCTATTGTAGATAAAATTACATCTAATCCAACAACTTCTTCTACCGAGGTTCTTTCTGAGTCAAAAGCTTATGAAAATCCACAATTCAGAAGAATGAAAGATTTGATGAATAAAATAAAATAATAAAAATTTAAAAAAATAAAATCCAAAAAAATGGGAGCATTATTAGAATCAGGTATGGTTGGTAACATCGGTCTTAAGCACCTTCGTGTTATCAAAGAAGATACCATCAAAAAATGGGACGAGTTGGGATTCCTTGAGGGTCTTGGCGGTCACCAAAAAGATAACATCGCACAATTATACGAAAACCAAGCATCTTACTTAATCAACGAAGCAGCAGTATCTGACGCTTCAGGTTCATTTGAGACAGTGGTTTTCCCAATCATTCGTCGTGTTTTCTCTAAATTATTAGCAAACGATATCGTTTCTGTACAAGCAATGAACTTACCAATCGGTAAATTATTCTACTTTGTACCTAAAATCCAAAACAGAAATGGTGTTGACCACTACAAACCTTATGGTTTCCCTGACGCAGCATCTGCACCAGCAGTTGACGCAGGTTATACTTCAGGTTTGAATCTATATGATAGATTCTACGAGTCAGGAGATGGTAACAGCCCTGATACAGGATTGTTCGATTACTCTAAAGGTTCTTATTCAGGTGTAACTTTAGCAGGTGCTGCAGTTGTAGCATTCTCTAACGGTGTTGTATCTGATGTAACAAGAGCATCATTAACTGGTACTACTAAAGATTCATTAGTTGTTAAATTCTCAGGTTTCACTAAAGATGGTCAAGGTAAACTTATCGGACCTAACGGTTCTGTAATGGATACTGAAGAATTCTTAGCAGGTGCTGAAATTTTCGTTAGTGGAGCTTCTAAAAACTTCAACATCGTAACTCAAAAATACGGTAAAGGTATTATCGAGTACGGTTCAAAAGCAACTTCAGCATTCCCTGGAGGTAGATTCCAAGATGTTTGTGATGAGGAAGGTGTAATTTACATCAATGTAGATTTACAAAACTACAACGGTGCAACTACAGGTTTTACAGCATCTCAATTATCTAACACATTCCAAGCTTCAGACGTTACTTTGACTTTCAGAGTATACAATGACTTAGAATTTGAAGATGAAATCGGTGAAGTATCTTTCGATTTAGAATCTGTTACAGTTTCTGTAGTAGAAAGAAAATTAAGAGCTAGCTGGTCTCCAGAATTAGCACAAGACGTAAGTGCATTCCACAACATCGACGCTGAAGCTGAGTTAACAGCATTGTTATCTGAGCAAATCGCAGCTGAGGTTGACCGTGAAATCTTACGTGACTTACGTAAAGGTGCCGCTTGGACAGCTAAGTGGGACTACAACGAATGGAAATACGGAAACGGTGGTTCTTCATTCGCAGGTTACACTCAAAAAGACTGGAACCAAACATTAATCACTAAGATTAATCAGATTTCAGCTCAAATCCATAAAACTACTTTGAGAGGTGGTGCTAACTGGATTATCGTATCTTCAGAAGTATCTGCAGTATTCGACGATTTAGAATATTTCCACGTATCAAACGCTCATCCTGAGCAAGACCAATACAATATGGGTATTGAGAAAGTAGGTACATTAGCAGGTCGTTACCAAGTATATCGTGACCCTTACTTCCCAGCAAACAAAATTTTGATTGGACACAAAGGTAAGTCATTGTTAGACGCTGGTTATGTATACGCACCATATGTTCCACTTCAATTAACTCCAACAATGTATAATCCTTTCAATATGACCCCAATTAAGGGTATTATGACTCGTTACGCTAAGAAAATGGTTAACAACCGTTACTTCGGTGTAATCACAGTGAGAGGTGTACAAACGTTCGATATGAACACATTAAGATAATATTTTTTATCTTATTTTATAAAAACCCCCGACTATTCGGGGGTTTTTTATTATGTAACGGATATTTATATATTATAAAATAAAAAAAACATTTATAAGATGAAAAGAAGAGTAATTCAATTAAAAGAATCTGAACTCAAACAATTGATTTCAAGAATTATAGAAGAACAAACAGCGGCTTCAGCATTTACACAAGGTCAACAAGCTGGTCAGGTGGCGGGACAACAAGCTCGTCAGGTAGTTAATAAAGCTGCAAATCAAGCAGTGACTGCGGTTAAACAAGGTGCAAACACCGTAATTAAAGGAGTTACTGAGACAATAGTTACTTTCGCTAAAGTAACATTTAAAATTGTTATTTATGGTGCTGCTGTTGTATTCGTAATTGGTCAATCAATTTTTAAAGTTGGTGCGGCTATTGGAAATGCGATTATAAAATTTATAGCATCGACAGGTCAGGCAGCTATTAAAAGTGGCCAAGCGATAGCACAAGACACTGTGGCGGCATTTAGAAAAGCAGGAATTGCACTTGAAAAAGGAGCTCAATGGGTTGGTCAACAACTATCAGCATTAAAAGACTCAACACTTGCAGTTGGTAAATATCTCATCGACCACGCAAGGTCATTAGGAACAGCAGCATACGCTAAATTCTTAGTGGCAATGGCGGGAATAAAAGAACTTGGGACTACTTTTGGTAACTACTTGAAAAATGGTTGGGCTAGTATCCAAAATAGTATAGGTGTGGCTTGGGAAAATGCGTCTAGTTGGGCTTCAGGAGTGTACAATAAAGCTAAACAAGGTCTTTCAGATGTGGGCACTGCAATAGGTAATAAAGCAAGGCAAGTGGGTACTGCGATAGGTGATAAAGCAAACCAAATAGCTCAAGGAGTATCAAATTTTGCTGGTAAAGCATTGGGTGGTATTCAAGGTTTCTTACAAGAAATGTATGAAAGATATCTTTCTTTTTCTGACGATAGCAAATCAATACTTAATGAGGCCGTACACTATAACGGTAAAGTTATTTTATAATTTTTTCATAATACTTTTTAAAACCCTCGAGAAATCGGGGGTTTTTTGTTTTTTGTATATTCTGAAAAATACACTATATTTGTGCTATGGGTGAAACAGATTATAGTAAATTAAGAACTGATGTCCTTGAAAAACTCATTTACGAGAGAAGTATTGAGTGCAGAATGAAAAAGGACGAAATGGTAAAAATGTTGAGGTTGTACGATGAGGGGAAGTATGTAGAACCAATGAAAGAAACTTCATACGTAAAAGACGGAGATGGTTTTATGGTGGGTGTTGATATGAGGAATAAGGAACATTTACAACAAATAAGTAAATTAATAGAAAAAAAAGAGGGTAAATCCTTAAACAGGTATTCGGACGATAGAGTATGGTATTGGATTCCTAACAAATTAATATGAATTGGATAGAATATTTTTTGGGTTTAGCTGAACAGGTTAAATTAAAATCTAAAGACCAATCCACACAGATTGGTGCAGTTATCGTTGGTGAGGACAATGAGGTCCTTTCTACGGGTTATAATTCATTTCCGAGGGGAATGGATGATTCGAAAGAAGAACGTCAGGAAAGACCTGAAAAGTACTTCTGGTTCGAACACGCAGAACGTAATGCAATATACAATGCTGCTCGGGTTGGGACTCCATTAAAAGGTTCCACCATATATCTGACATCGGGGTTACCGTGTATGGACTGCGCTAGAGGTATTGTAAACAGTGGAATTAAGACTGTTTACTGTAAAGAGGTATGCACCACAAAAAATAAGGAGAAGTGGGATGAATCTCAAAAGAAATCATTCCAACTCCTCCTTGAATGTGGGATTGTTGTAAACTATTATTAATTATGTGAGTTTTTTAATTATCTCCCCAACCAATTCCTCTGTCGTTTTTCTTCTTCCATTCTCATCAAATGGACCTATATTCTGTTTACCTCTATAATATTCTCTAATACTATTAATTGACTGTTGTATTTCATCGTTGTTTATTCCACCTTCCAATTCAGACTGTCCCATCTTCTTAGCTCTATCTTCACGACTTTTTCTTAAAAATTCAATATATGGTACATCCTCATCAGGCGATGGTGGAACACCAAAAACAAATAGATTAGAAATACCCTCAAGTAAATCAGAATTCTTTATACTATCCCCACCAATATCAATAACAACTTTCATATTACCGTACTTCTGTAATATCTTAGTAAGTACACATCTCTTATATTGGTCCTGTATTTGAATCCATTCACCATTAGGTTTATTCTCTAAATTTTGTGGACCGTAATTATGTCCATTAACACGTTTTATATTAACCACAATACCATCACTGGCACACGACTTTTCAAAATCCTCACTACCCTCCATAGCATCAACATCAATATATGGTATTCCTAATTGCTTAGATACCGCTTGGGCGGTTGTAGATTTACCCGCACCGGCAGAACCAACAAAAACAATAGGTTGATTAACATAATTGTTTTGGTCCTCAGTTAAAAGTCCCATCATTTCTTTAATCCTATGTATGTTCTCTTGTAAGTTCATATTAATTTTACCAAGTTCTACAAGCCCAATATCTTGCTTTCCATCTTGGACCTGGGTTGTCACAATTGTGTCTGGCTCTAAATGATTTTCTTCTTTCGGGGTTATTTTTCTTAATCTTCATAACCTTACCTTTTGCCGATTTACCACCAAAACCAAAGTTTACTTTTACAACCTTTCCACTTGCATTTTTAACATAAACTTTGAATTTCTTTACGTCTCCTTGCATAATTTTTCCTAATTGTACTTTACGTCCTTGGTATTCGGCCTCATTTAATAAATCAGTTACTTCATAATCAGTTTGTTCGATTGGTCCGTATTCATTTTCATATATGAATGTTAAATCGTCGTCAGATAAATCTAATTCACCACTCAAATATAGTTCTTTAGATTCTTCTAATAACTCATAGAAACTATCAGTACCTAACTTATAAACACTTTCTATTAGTGGTTTTTTTGCTAATACGTGGTATGTTAATGCTGCGGACGTTTCTATATTTTCATTAACCAATGTTGGGTATAGTGTAACATTGTTTGGTATTGAAAAATCAACCTTTATTTTGTTTTCCATTCCTTCATCAAATTTTGTCATTGTTGGTTTATTACCCTTACCAATTTTAGGGTCTTTCTTTTCGGCTCTTCTCTTTTGAGAAGTCATTGCTTTCTTTTCTTTCTTACTATAAGAACCTGCGGTTTTAGGAGTTTCTTTTGATACTTTCTTCGATGGTCTACATTTTGGATATGATTTACCATCTGCGTCTTTTCTACCACAAGGTGGGTGTTTACCATCTACCTTACGACTGACATCTACCCACTTTTCTTTAAACCAACGTCTAAGGTCTTCCACCAAAACATCACCATTTTCGATTGATTCTTGAATGTATTTAAAATCTTCTTTACTTACAAGTACCTTCATATCAATTATTTTTTACATTTTTTCCAACCACCACCTTTTTTCTTATAGTTTTTCGCCGCCCAACCATTTGCATAAGCACTTGGGTAAACATCGAATTTTGATTTAGCAGCTGCTTTAGATGCTGCCCATTTACCTGGGTCGGTGGGACAATTTCTACTCTCGTCTATTTGGTATTCTTCACTTAATAAACTCTCATCCATTTCAGTATCTTGACCCTTTGTTTGATTCATCATAAAATCAAAAACTTGGTCCAAATTTTCTTTGGCTACCGTTATATGGTCATCAGCCCAATCGTGTCCGTTATTGAGTATTTCGTTAACCTTATTTTCATCAATTTCTAATAACAATTCACATTGTCTTTTGATTTGTTCTAAATTACTAAAAAACATATAGTTACCCGTTTTTTGTTCTACGAGTTTTGATATGTGTTTTTTTATAACATTTTCTAAATTTTTCATATTCTTAAATAGTTTTATTTTTCTGATATAATTTCAAATTTCAATTCTTCTCTATAGAATATCTCTTCGGTATGTGTTTTAGCTTTTATTTCAACCCAATACTCTCTCGGTATCATATAACTTGTATCTAATATAAAAGAATTTTCATTTGTTCTGTCTAATTTAGTCCAATCAAACACATTTACTTGGGTAAGTCCTTCTTTCACATATACCCTATAATAAACCTCGTCAAATAAAACCGATTTAGGTTGATTAATTGACCTTAGAGTGACAACTACTTTTCTAAACTCTCCACGTTTAATTTTTTCGTTTAATTTAATACCAAAAAATTGAATGACGTATCTTTCTAATTCTGTTTGATTCTCACCAATAGTGAATAGACTTGTATGTGGTTTAGGGATAAATTTTTGTTTAACGTCACTAAATGAAATACCACCTATTTCAATACCTTTCCATTTATCGTAGAAGAATCTTTTACCGTCACAAAGAACACCACTAATACCAAATGTAACCTTATAAACACCTTTACGAACTTTAGTAGTGGTGAGGTTAGATAATCCCGCAATTGGGTTGTTTGTACTGTCTAATATATCAACTGTTGGTAAAACGTCTAAATCGTAGAAATTAGTACCTTTTGTGACATATAAATATAGATTTCTGTTGATATCAGCAATAAAGTTTTCCCTATTGTCATCTATTTGGTCATCAAATACTGTTTCGACAAATGGTTCAAAAAATGTTTGGGTATACATTGTAAAAAATGATACCGATTGGTCAACCTCGTTTGTGATGTTTTGATATTCGGGGGCAAATGCAATACCTAATCCGTAGTTAATACTTGTACCCGTTAATATACTATTTACGTAATTTGTAATATCTGCTTTAAAGTTTTCATTTCCGTTATCAAAATGAACTTCAGCAATTGTGGAACCTGTTGGTGGGGTTGCAGAATAAACCCCCTCTTCTGTCCATTGGTCTAATGTAGTTCTATTAAACCAGTTCGATGGTCTTTGGTCAAAGGTTTCATTACCTGAAGTGTAATCATAAGCTTGTTCATAATCAAATCCAACTCCCTCATCCCAAAATTCAGATACTTTGAATACGATAAGGTCAAAAGAGGTTGTTCTTTCTCTACCTGTACCTCTTTTTACTCCTTTAAGTGACTCATCACCAAATATGGTATTAGTTAGATTTAGGTAATGTCTTGTGTTTGAATTTAAAACAAATTCACCACTATCAACTTTTGATTTTAAATCATCTAAATTGACTCTGAAGATATACTTAGAGAATCCCGAACCATAAAAAATCTCAGTATTTGGATTTTTTGCGGTGTTAACCTGTGAATCCTTAATTAAGGTGTTGTTTTTATTGAAATATGAACGGAAATATGACATCTTTTTATTTAATAAATATCAATTAGTTAATTCTAATTGAGTGGTTTATTAAATCATTCTCCATAGAATCGATAAGATTTTCTAAAACATACATATCTTCGGTTGTCATATGTCCTGGTTCGGCCCAATTATGTACGTGACCAACCAAAAATTTATACATCTTTTTTATTATCTGAATTAACACTTCCCCCCTAACAGTTGCGTAGGTTGAGGGTTCGATTTCCATAAGATAGTCTTCCTGAGTGAATTCGTAATTGTCTATTTTTGTGAAATCTACACTTTTTTTAGGTCCTTTGTTTGTACTTGTAGATACAAAATACATTTTATCGGATATTAAATTTGAAAATGTCTGCTCACCTTTATTGTCCTCGGGTCTAAGAACTTTTATCGTTTTTGTTTTAATTGAAGGGAGTGGATTTGCAAATTCTTTCGAGAAAATCAATCCGTGACCTCTACCAACTCCTCTGACCTGAATATTATCTATGAACGATTTACGATTCGATTTTTGTGAATCTGATATTGTTGTTCTTGTTAATAGTTCGTTTGTTGGTCTGAAATAGAATGGGTGTACATCATCTTTACTATAAAGAGTACTAATTTTTTGTAAACTATCTGTGTGAATTATATGTAAGATTTCTCGTAATTCTATATAACCAGTTTTAAACGTGTCAATTGATATTGTTGCAGTCGCTCCTGTTAGTGAATTATCTGAATTAATTAGTTTTACCTTTTTTGTATCATTTAAATCTATTTGAGTTCCACTACTAAAATAGTTTGTGTCGAAAATAGGGCCATATGTGTCCAATATTTTATAAACAAATACATCAACCTTTGTTGGTGTTGTTAAATCATCAATGGTATATTCAACAAGGTGTTTTATTTTATTTACTGCTATTTTGGAGATGGTGATTTTTTCATCTTTAATCGACATAGTTCTTGGAAACTTTTTAAGATTAAGTTTTGACATCTTTTCTGACATCAAAGGAACCTCACTTAACCTTTTTCTAAATTTTGGATTTGGGACATCTTTGTTTATGAGTTTACCACCTCTTAACATCATACCATTCTTTGTAAAAACTATATCAGAACCATAGTTTCCATTTAATGCGGTATCATCCAAAGTAGCCATTGTACCATATGATTTCCTATCAATATAGTTTCCTGCTTTATCTCTTAAATCGGGAAGTCTTTCTGCAATAACACCTCCATATGTTGTATCTTGGTGTTGTGGAGTAAATGTTTGAGATTCAAAGTCGTGTGGAGATGTATATGGTCCCGGTACATATTCCACGTTTTGATTATCTTTATCAGTATCGTATTTAATTAACTTTACTGATTGACCATCTTTGGGTATAATATTGATGTGTCCGGGTAGAAACGGAATTGCAATGAATGGGTCCTTTTCGTCCCATTCATCATAATTTTGTCCTGCAGCAATTTCACTTAGAAATTGACCATATGGTCGATATCTAATTCTACCAATTCCTTTTGGGTCTCTATTGTTAGTACAGACGGCGACATCAATTATTTTCATAAAGCGGTTCTATTTCCTATTTCTTTGTTTATCTCTTCGTAATATTCTTGTACGGTATCTAAATGCCTTGTTAAATCAATAATAAGCTGTTTTGTTTTTTCGTGTTCCTCAATTAAAAAATCTCTAGCCTCAAATAATGTTTTATTTGATTTATCTTTTGCGTTTGAATAGATTTCAGTTAATGTTTTATTATCCATTTTAGAATATTTTACCTGCACCAACAATCATTGGTGAAATAATTGCACCACCCGGACCAGAAGGTATTACTGCTGGTTTTAAACCAATTTTTACAAATGATTTTTCATCCATTGTTTGGCTATAAGCCTCCATCGTTGATTTAATTGCGGTGTTCCATTTATTTTCTCTATCAAAAAGTGGTCCTGTTTGAAGTCCACTTCTCGTCATCTTTTCAATTGCTAACATATAAGCTTCATCCACACTAAAACCCGGTAATTTATCTGCTAACATTAAGAGAATACCCGGTATTGGTATTTTTATTGATTGGCTTAAAGCACCATTTATTGTTGATAGTATGGTGCTGAATATAGCCTCACAACTATCTAATTTAGTTGTTAAGATTTTCATTAATAATGTAATCAAAGCCAAAAGAATACCTTTCCATCTTTTGAACTTTCTTAATATAATTTTTGCAGCTATTCTTTTTATAAAATTTAATAAATCTCTTTTAATAAATCTCCAAAAAGTTTCAATAAATCTCCAAAATAACTTTTTTACAATATCGAAAAATAACTTAGCTAATCTTTTTAGTATTTCGGCAGCACTGAATACCGCTCCTTTGATTAATTTGTAAACTACAACAATCGGTAAAAATAACTTAGGAGATAAAATAGATTGTATTAATGCTTTTGGTAAATTAAGAATAAACAAACCAGTGATATTTGCTTGTAAATTTCCTAAATCAACTGAGAGTCCTGATTTTTCGTGACTCTCTGATGCAACTTTACTCAATGTATTATCCACAACTGAATCAATATCAGGACCATTTTTATCTGAAAAATGTAAGAAATCTTCTAAATGGTTTTTATTTACCGGAACCTCAAAATTATTACAATCTGTAAATCTTAATACTCTTCTTAATCTTGCATTCTCATCATCTAAATCAATACCTTCAACATCATCAAAATCAAAATAATTTTCCTCATCATCTTCATTGTCTAATTGGTCGATGGGATTTTGATTTAGTGGTTTAGTTTTTTGTTTTTTATTACAAATGGCAAATAGTTTTTGTAATATTCTATTCAAATTATTTGTTGATGCGGTGAATGATTGTGGAGCGTCATCAGCCCCCTGTATTGTCATCATCATTGCTTGCTTCACAATATTCGAAATGTCGGGATATTCGATATTAGAATAGTAGTCGGTTAGAAAGTTTTCAACTGTTGTAGTTCCTGATACGCCTTGTAAACCACCGAGGTTATATACTTGTGCACCGTTATTCCAATCCATAGTAAAGATTGTCTTATAATCCTTATTATTAAAGAAATATGAAGAACCGGCATCAAATTGGTCATAGAGTTGTTTATTCATTTTTACAAATCCTGTAGTTGTTGAGGATTCATACATAATGTTACCCGTGCTACTATCAGGAGTAACTTTAAGCATATTTAAAAAATCAATTTCCTTTGGGGAAATGTCTACACTATTTGCCGGCATTAGTGTATTTGCACCACAAACACCACCACTAAAGAACGCAGTTTTAACAGAATCCATAACAATGTTTTTGGATTCTCTACCTGTAATACGTGCAGATTCCTTTGCGTATTTTTTTAATTTGTTTTTAATTACAGGTTTACTTGTTGATGCATTTGGATTTGTTGATTGTTCTGAACCTAAAAACCCTTCGAATGTTTTTATAAGTTCACCAAAAATATCTTTCTTTTGAGTTTGTTTTGCTTTCCTACTATTCTTAAAATCGTCTATTTTCCTTTTGACAAGACCATCAATATCAGGTAATTCATCTTTAACCCTATCAAATAGGTCGTCTACTACCTTGTCATTTTCGTCTGCCAATTTTTTAATAGCATCAAGTTTGGCTCTTATTAATGCTCTTTGTGTATTAGCCATTAACTATCGTAATTTGCGGTTTTAACGTTATTATCGTCACCTTCATTGACTAATTTTTCCAATAATTCTCTATCTTCTTCAGAAAGAGTCATTTTTGAAAATCCTTCTTTTCCACCACCTGAAGATTGTTTTAACAATGCTCCTTGAAGTTTAACTAAAGATATTTTCTTTTCGGTACAGTCATTTAGGATTTTTTGCTGTTCTTTGATGACAGGACCAATAGTACTCATATCCTCAGCATCTTTCATAAATGACAACATTTTTTTCATTATGAGAGATGCCGTATTTCTATTTTCTACGATATCATTGTAAATCTCCTGCATTAATGCTAATGCGGATTCCGTATCCAACGATATGTTTCTTTTTCTGTCTTTCATATACATAAATAGATATTTTATGAATTTAGAAAACCAAAAATAACACCATCGTACATTTTTCGATATTTTTTAAGAGCAACCCTTATTTCTTTAGTGTTCAGGGAGGTCATTTCTCTTAACGATAGTAATATTAAGTTTTTATTGAATTTATTACCATCACCAACTTGGAATATTCTATCGAAGTTGCTAAAAATTTCAAGTAGGGCGAACCCTAATTTTTGTTCGTTTTCACTGAGTTCTTCAGTGTTTATAAAATCCTCTAATTGAACTGTCATCTTTATGATAACATCTTTGTAGTCTAATACCGATTCATCTATTGTGTATGAATACTCGGGATTGTCCTCCATATCACTAGATATGTCATCATAAGACACTGTTCTATTGTTGTCTTTGGTATCTTTCTGTATTGCACCCATAAGGTAATTCTTACAGATGGTACCAAAATAAGAATACGCCTTATGATTCTTGGTGTGGTCGAACTTACTAATCTTAGTCATTAAAAATGACATAGTATCTGTATGTAAGTCTTCGAATTCGTAATCTTTTCTATATAATTTATAACGTCGAATAATTGATTCGACCATTATAATCAGGGGTTCTCGTAAATATTCATTGAATATCTTGTTTCTTTCTGCCTCATCAACACTTTCAAGGTATTTGACTACTGCCTTCTCTTGGTCCTCCCCAAAATAAATTTTTTGGGTCCTTTTTCTTGGCATTAGCTTTCTACATAATTGACATCTCTTTTATTTTTAAAGAAAAATTCTTTCTTAGCAGTTTCAATCCAAAATTTAACTTCGTTTTCATTTAGTTGTCCGTCTTCTCCATTTTTGTATGACCAAAAAAGTGAATCTTCTCTAAAGTTAACGTGTTGGTATCCCGCTCTTGGAACAACCATAATTTTAACACCATTGTGTGTTAATCTTAAAAGAAATTCATATGTGAAAGTCAATTTGATATTATTTTTAAGTTTACCGTTTTCCTTAACGACTTCTGTTTTAAATAAACCACCACTAGTTTGGTAGTTTTGATATTCCATTAAAACTTCATTGTCAATGAAACCTTGGTTGTCGGTAAATCCATACGCCCAAGCAGATTCATTCGTAAAAGAAATAAATTCACCGTTTCCATTAATGTCCTTAACGATAGGTAAGAAAACATCAACTTCAGGATTATTATGAATATATTCACCCATTGAATTAATCCAGATTGTCTTATACTCATCATCGATTTCCAAAATAGAAAACCATTCAGTATCACAATCATCGATGCCTAAGTTTATTTGACTTACAAAATCGGTTTCATTTGTTTTATTTTCTAATAATTTAACCTCCAATTTTTGACCGAAATCAAAATCTTCAAGTTTCTTTTTTACACTTGTTGGGGAAATTACTGTTAACTTAATATCATTGTGAAAATCTTCAATTGATTCCAAAGCATTTGCTAACATCACAGATTCATCTTCCCCAATTTTATGTATTGGTAATAAAATTGTTATTTTTTTCATACAGTTTCTTCTACTTTAAGTTTTTCAATAGCACTTTTAATTGACTCTTGTCTGATTGATATCAGTGAGTTAAAAATTGCTAAGGTGTTATTGTTGTGTGTTTCTTTGTTATATGGTAAAACAGTTTGTTTCATTTTATCTTTTACTTCTTCAGTGATTTCAACACCTTCTAACCAAGCTAAAATAAATGTGCCTAATATCTCAACGATTTTATTTGAATCGTAAGTCCATAGACCATTTTCACTTAACCAATCAGGTTCAGTATTTGGTATTTTACCAATAACCGGTACACCACATTTCATAGACTCTAATGGGAATGTACCGAATGTTGATTCATCATCAACCCAAACCGATACCATACACTCTTTGAGGTTATCCGCAAATTCATCATATGACATTTGTACCATATCTCTAAAAGTTACCCATCTTAATTGTGGGTATTTAATATAAAATTCAGAAATAATTCGTCTGTGTACCAATCTGTCTCTACAGCTGATTGCCACATATGGTTTTAATGGTTTATCCGATGGTTTAAAATTATCACCAATGAATGGAGGAATTAGATGTGATAATGTTTCAGGAAAATATTCTTTGATATATTTTTTTGTTGATTCGGTTGTTGTGATACACTTATCGAATCCATAATCACCCCATCTACTACCAATAGGTAATGTTTCAAACATATAATCCTTTTGTTGTACCAACATCACTTTAACTGATTTAATATTAGTTAATTGTGGTAATACGTTTGAATAATGTTCAGGTACTACTATAACATCTTCTACTTTAATTTCAACTTTATCGTCTTTAATTGAAACAACTTCGAGAGTATTATATTCTTCACCTAACCAAGACTCTACGCCACCGTAGGTCTTATCCTCTACTAATATTTTAGCATTGTAACCATTTTCTTTTAAGGTTAATGCCATATCATAGATATTCTTAACTGCAGCCCTTGCGTTGTTCTTTGTGTCGTAAGTTAAAAAATATATGACGTTTTCTTTATTTTCAATCCTACCTAAAGAGGATTCTAATTTTTCAATGTTACTCATTTTCTTCTTCTATTAAGATGTTATTTTTTACTAATGTGTTAAATGCTAATCTGAACGATATGGTAGTATCTTTTTGTGCGAAAAGACCCATCTCTTCATCTGATTCATCGAATTCGTTAAGAACTCTTTCAAGACACATTTTTATTATTTCGTATTTAAAAATGTTTATTTCGAGCGATTCGCCCCCATCGTCATCTTTAATCGTGTTACCTGTTCTACAAACTTCTGTAACCGTATCAAGGTCGATGTAATAATATTTTCCGAAGACTTCAACCATAATTTATCAATTTCTATTAATTTATCAATTTCTATTCCATTAGTAAAGTATTCGTTATACTGTGTTTTAAACTTTACTGCCGTTTTATTTTTAGGACACTTGTCTATAATATTTTTATTATCGGTAATCCATAAATCACATTCCTTCCAAAGATTATCTATTTCAGTATCTCTTGAAAATTTTATGTTATTTGACATACACCCATTTCTTGAGAGAAAGAAAAGAGTAGCGGCTTTCGCTTTACCCAATTCATTAATACCAACTAATGTTATGTTGTGTTCTTTGTGTTCATAAATGAATTCATTAAGGTGAATGAAAGCATTTTGATAACTTTGTGTGGCGTGTCCAAAAATTTCGATTGGATAATCGATATATAAAAAATTATCATATTCCTCTTTAGATTGGAATTTATAATAATTTAAAAGATTATCATTTTGGATTATGCTTTCCTTCCCATACTCAAAAGACTCTTGTTCATCTCCCTCCTCAATTTCAGAGTTGATGAAATAATCGTGATAATGGTAATCGAATTTTTGAATTGTGTTTCTTAAAACTCCATCAATACTAATGTATATTTCCATAATGAAAATATAACATAGATAGATTTATAAGTAAACAATAAACCCACACCATTATGATAAAC